AAGGAACCATGCAGAGGTGCAGGCACCCGATGAGGCTCCCCCGTTCCATACGTTCGGCATCCACGATTGGTCACCGTTCGGATAGGATTCGAGGTTGTTGAAGCGGGTGGAGAGGCCATTGAAGCTGCCTGGGTCTTGTGAGATGTTACCGTAGAACAACAGCGATTCCATGAGCTGTTTGAACCCTTCAACGTGGTTCAGGTCTTGATCCTGACGCCACATGTTAGGGTCGTTCTGGATGCGCCACAGTTCCTTGTCTACTTCGCTGTAAGCCTCGAACAGGGCCATCGGGTCGCTGATGGGAGTGTTCTTGGCAGCCGTGGGCTGGACACCTGTGTTAAAGCGGCGCGTACCGGGGATGGGGAGTGAGTCGGTGCGTACCGCAATGTTGGACAAGATTTGGTTAGACGGTATGAACGGCAAATACCGAATGAGTGGACACATACGGTCAAGCACGCGGGCAGCCATGACGAAGGGTGCGCGTGCGTCTACCGTAGAGTAGTTGTTAATCACATCTTGGAGAGTTGTGTACCCCAACTGTGAAACTTCAGTGGACATAGCATTCTCCTACATCAGCCGAGACGCAGAGACACTACCGTGGGGGCTTGGGACTCTTGCTATAGTCAAAGCCCGGTGTTACTTGGCCTTTGCCTGCGCTCAGTCCTGCGCCTTGGGGTGATGTATCTTCGCCGGTCAAGGCAGCCATGCTTAGGAGGAAGTCGATCATAGTGAACCTGTTGGCATTAGTGCCTTCAGCGAACACTTTGTCAAACTCGCTCTTGCCATGTTTCTGCCACATCCGCTTTGCCAGTTCCACGTTGGTATCGTACTTGTCGCCATACTTCGCTTTGAGTTCCTGTTCGGCCTTGGCCGATTCAGCTTTGAGCGCGTTGTTATGGGCATCTACCAACTTCTGCATCTGCCCATTCCACTGTACACTAAGCTGCTTGGCTTGTGCCTTAGTAAGTCCCAAGTTATGGAACTCACCTTTCCAGAAATTCGTCCACTCAGGGGCGTTCTTGTCCTCACCATCGAACTCATACTCGCTGGCTTGCTCAGGTCGGCCTAAAGCATCAAGATAGAGATTACGCTCCTCATCCGTAGCATCGTCAGGTAGTTTGGGTACATAGTCCTCCAGCTTCCCCTCTAGTTCACTGGCCTTGGTTTTCCACGACAGGGCATCCTTCGTGAAGTCACCAACTGTTTTATAGTTAGCAAGGTCAGTGTTCTGTTTGAGGTCGTCAGGCAGACCTGCACGCCATCCTAGAGACTCTGTGGTTGGTTGAGTTGTCGTAGTCTGGTCTACTACTGCTGCTTCAGGCATAATGTTCCTTTCACTTTCGCGCTAGGCGATTGTTACTAACTATTTTCCTTTCTCCTTGGTATGCACCTCTATGTAATCTGCTAAAGATCGAAGTCTACTAGCAGATTCCTTAGCCCAACCCAAAGACAAATTACACGCAGAGCATAATATCCCACGTATTTTATTTGTCCCATGGTCATGGTCAACATGCCACTCATTACATCTTCCACCGGGTTCGGTGGAACCACAAGCAGCACATCGACCTCCTTGCAGCACTAACATATTACGCTTTTCCTCTAGCGTAATTCCATACAGCTTCTTAAGCTCTAAGGACTTGAAATGATCCGGATTGCAAAGTCTACGTAACCGCTCCCCAGATAATCTCTTATCCCGATGCCTTATATAGCTATCGTGTCTATACTTAGTCATTAAATCTGGATTATCCCGCTTCCAGCGACTATTAGTAATCCTAACACACGCTATACAAGCACCATACTTGTTGCGCCCTAAAAGTGAAAGATCGTGGCCCCTACGACACTTACTGTTAACCATTGTCATGTTACTTACCACTGTCCTTACTCTTATGCACTTCGCCGGGATACGACTTTCCCTTCAGAAAGCAAATCTTCATGTACTTACCACCTTTAAGTTTCTTGGTACGTACACGGCCTCCACCGCTTACACATTTGTCGAAGGCTTCAGGCATTGCTACTTCTCCTGTTACTCGTTAAGCGGCTTCTTGCTTGCACTCTTCATTGCAGGAGCAGCGGGAGTCGTCGGGTCGGTAAACTGCACAACCACAGACTGGGTTAGCTGCTGCGGAGGCGGTGCAGCATTAGTCTGGATCGTGAATGCTTGTGACCACGTTGAGACTGCACCATCGGTGTCGGTGACGGTACAGGTTGCAGTGCCAGCCACAGGGCCAGTGGATGGAGCTACGCCTGTGACTGTACAGGTAAGTCCATCAGGGTTCAACATTACTGTTGCTGATGGGTCACTGAAGTTATAGGCGACATTTGAGAGTATGCCGCCTGATGGGGTTACACCATCTGCCAGCAAGGGAACAATGCTGCCCTGCGATGTCTGGCCTACATTGAGGACTAGAGTGTTGTTAGGTTGCATCTTGGCTCCTGTAAAGCGCACTGCTATGGCAGCGGTTAATGGTTGAGGTTCGAGTATCCTGAGAATCTTATGAACATCACATTGAATGCCTCTGAGTGTTGCAAGTATCTCCTTGAATATCGAGGGCACGAACACAGTCAGTTTCCCTTCACAGGTGGAGAATTCTTGTACAGCTTGGTAAATGCGTTCTCCGTGAGCTTCCTGTCGCGGTAGCCCTTGGCCCATGCCTTAAAGCGTTGCTTGCGCTGGAGCAGTACTTCGGCTGTGTCGTCAAGGATGGCACCGTTTGGCCTTCCACCACCAGCAGCCCCAACGCTGCGCCGTCCGGCAGCGCCTCGGCTCATGTTGCCACTGCCCTTACCACTACTGCTTGCCATCGGTAGCCTCCGTACTATCCATCTCAGCTAGGAGCTTATCTAGTATCTGAATAGCTCCATTAGTGGCATCTAGGTTACTTCGGAGTTGTTGCAGCTCTCCTGCTAGTTTGTCCCGCCACGCTTGTACTTTCTCCTTTGTGACCATTATGATGCTGCACTGTTACAGGGAATGTAGTAGGTGGTGCCGTTAAGGTTAATCTTCAGGGACTTGTCCCACCCACTCCCTTTGGCTGTGGCGATGATCCAGTTGCCGCTGCCATGACCACCACCTTCATCAGTTAAGTCCATAAAGAAGGTAGAGTTGGTGTCAACACGGAGAGCAGCGTTGATCTTGGCAGCAGTCGTGTTGTAGACTACAACAGCATCAATGTCCGCACCCGTAACTGTACCGGCTGTAGCTCCGCAGTCCGCCCAGATTGCAGCGGTGGGGCCAGTGAGAGCTTGAGCAGCAGAGAGGTCTAGTTGACCGAGTAGGCCACAGGATACTTCTGCGCTACTGGTTTGATGACCCTTAATGGTGAGCTTGCCTTGGACGCCGTAGAGGTAGCTGGCACCAGCGATGGTTGTACCCGCAAGAACAGTCAGGTTACCCCGAATGGCCACTGCACTGCCATTAACAGTTGTAGTACCTTGATAGCCAAGGGTAAGCTCGCTATCGAACAGGCGTATCGTTGGCTGTGCTGTAAGCAGTTGCGTTAGGCTGACAATAGGCACTACACCTGTAGGAGTTCCACTGGGATCGGAGGGCTGCACAATAGCAGCCCCACCAACATCAGGGAAGGTTATAGGTAAGCCATTGACTGTGCCTGTATTGGGGTAAAGTGTTATAGGCATACCGATGTCCTTTCAAAGAGCCAGTTCAGCCCACTAAACTTCACTGAGTACCCAGCTACCAGTTCCACCTACTACCAGTGCCCAATAGCCATTGTAGGCTACCAAGACGGCTACTGCACCAGCGTGTGCAGGAGCAGTGAGCGTATCACCAGCCGTACCACTACCATTGGTGATCTTGTTAGCACCCGTAGCAACAGTGTTCTGCGTAGTGTTGGTATTGACAAGGATCAGTACCTTTCCCACGTCATCTACGGTTGGGGTACCCAAAGTTGCTGTATCACCAGTACTGGTGAAGATAGCAACGTTGAACTGACGCGAGTACAACACAGCATCAGCACTCCCAGAACATATTTGGGTGTGGTAAAGGGCAAATGTGCCTGGGAACTGCTCTTGCGGGATACGGCCACCTTGAGGGCCACCCCAACGCTCGTTGTCGTAGTACGGCCATGATCCTGCCATGCTATTGCTCCTTTGTAGCTATTCCTAGCTGTAGATAAAGTGAGTCGAATGCCCCAGCCATTTGCATGATGACCAGAGCAAAGTTACGTTCGGCAACCTTTGCGACATCCTCTGGATTGAGGGTATCGAAAACGTGACCGACGCTGGCTATGTCACCAAGCACCAGCTTACCTTCACTGCTGGCAAAGGTATTCTTATAGCGCTGCTGCATTTCCTGTTCTGGTGTAAGTGGAGTGGTCACTGTGCGGGTGCCTCCTCACCACCGCTCATAAGTTGCTTGAGGATGCTGCCCGCTTCGGGGGCTTTGGCAAGGGATGCGGCTGCCCTTGCTACCTTGGGTAAGTTCTCAGCAGTGTGGTCTTGCTGCATCATCTTGTTACGCTGCTCGCGGATAGCCATGACTTGGCGCGGGTCGCGGTAGCACGATGCCGGGAACATTACCGCTTCGAGGACTTCCATAGCAGCCCTATCATAGTCCACTACGTCAATAGAGGTGGGGTTGACCTGGGCTATCTGTGTCAGGAGTTGGAGGCCAGTGGTAATGGAGCGTACCTTAGTCAGGCGGGTCTGGGCTTGGGACAAGGGGCCAAGGTACTGGATTTCTACCGGGCCATGCTCACTGTTCAGGAGGATGTCAGGAGGCTGGGGGATACGACCAGCAGCAGCCTCGATAGCGTAAACTCGGCTGATGAGTGGGTCGAAAGCCTCCGACTGAAGGTTGCCAACACGAGTACCCAATATGGCAGCCTTCTCACCCTGCATTTCCATGATTTGTTCAGTGACGGGTCGGCCAGCGCCATGCTGCTGCATGATCTGGCTTATCATCATAAATACATCGGTGTGGAAGTGCTGGTTGATGATCTGGCGTACTCTATCTTGGTACTCTACGTTGAAGGGAAGGTTCTGGGTGCCGGTGAAGAGGGGTATGGGGGCGCGCAGGCGGATGTCGCCACGGTTGGCTTCGAGATAGGTAATTCCGGCTGGCCCCCGTTGGATGGCCCCACGCATGTCGGAGTAAGCTACCAGAGGCGGTTCGGCAGCTTGGTGGGCAGTGATAAGGTTTGTACGGCCCATCTGATTAGCCTGGGCGATGGATACAAATGCGTCATGGGCTGGCCCCCTGCCGTAGACTTCATCATCATTCTTCCTCCACCTCCATGAGATAGTAGGCATAGAATCGTAGCCACCTTCAGCTACGAGCTTTGCACCGCCGTCGATCATGTCGGGAGTAACTTTGCCCTGATTGTAGGTGACTAGGCCACCTTTGCGGTAAACCCAGTCTGAGGCCCAGCGCTTTGACTTAGCATCCATACGGGAGGGGTTGTAGTCGGTACGTGGGTAGATAGCGTGGAGTATCTCCCTCTCATCGTACATGTTCTGCTTGTAGTCACGCTCCCAGTTATTGTCTACCTCTTTCATCTTGTCCATACCGAACTTCTGGGCAAGCTGGCGTAGCGTCATGCGGTAGACACGATAGATGGTATCGACTTTTCCCCACTGGTTCTCAGCTATAAAACACTCGCGGAAGTGAGGGACGGTGAATACGATGGAAGAATTGCGGATGTCCTCCTCGATTTGCAGGGTAGCTGTGCCACAGGTAGCGCCATCTGAGATGAACTCGGTTACTACATCGTAGAAGTTCGAGCGGTTGAAAGCGCTGTACATCACTGTCTGGCAGTCCTGTAGCCAGCGCTGGACTTGAGGGAATTCATCGACACGCCTGCCTGACCATGCGCGCATTCCAGAGGAGCGTGGGAAGTTAAACTTGCCTGGTAGCTCTAGTCCAAACCAAGGTTGGTTGCGGGAGCAAAGGTAGCCAACCATCCCGTCAACAAGCATATTGCGGGCAAGCATAGCGGAGTCGTCGTAGACTTCCTGACCTGTTTGCTGACCGTCCCATAGGTTCCAGTCCTGTACGAAGCGGCGTCCGTGGTTGACGTACATGATGATGTTGTCAATCATGGGTTCCCACTGAAGGCGCTGCTGGGCAAGTACCATGAGGTACTTCTGGATGTCACGAACCTTCTGGTCATCGTCACGGCTGCCTAAGCGCGAGGGTTGGTATTCCCTTGAGCTAAGGTACTGCTTCGCCGTTGACATTGCAGGGTAAGCCATTAGGTTCCTAAAGTAGCTTGCTGAGTTTGGGCTGGCCCACTCGTTCCTAGTGGACTGGTTAAGGTTGTGGAGGCTAGCCCCCTACGGCGTTGTAGAGCTTGTGCCTGAGCTAGGGCAGCTGCTTGCTGTGCCTGTGATTGCTGTGTTTGGGTAGCTAGCGGATTAGGCGCAGCTGGAGCTTTGGGCTGATGACTAAGCTCGAGCCCAGTGGTTACTGCTGAGACTGCCGAGACGATGACTGCGGCGATGATTGCTGGGGCCATTAGCGCATCACCAATCCATAGTGTAAAGGGCTATAGGGTTCAACTGGTACTGTTGGCATCATAAACCCTTCCAGTTGCGGCGGGCGGTACTGGGGCTGCTCCATTGCTACGTAGCGCACGCAGTCAGCCATGTCCTTGAAGTCGGGTTCGGGATCGTCACTGCCCTCTTTCCAGCGGTAGTTAAACATGTCTTGGATGGGGCCTCTGTCGCCACGGCAGCCTTCGGAGGCAAACAGCATGCCGGGGAAGCTCTTGCCCTTTATGGCTGAGTAGTGGGGCTGGAGATATTGCTTGACGATTTTGTGGCCTAGGGCGATGTCCCCTGGCCTGCTGTGCGAGAGGATGATGTGCTTAATGCCCACCTTATAGAGTTCATCTTCCCACGAACTTTCCTCCATGGCGGTCTTGGTGGTACGGGCACCGAACTTGGCATCAAGGATGACCATGGCAGGTTCCTTGTAGTCATGCTGGGCACGCTTGACCATAACGCTGCGGGCAATAGCGTCGATATTACCTGTAGCTAGCAGGTAGGTATAGAAGTAAATACGGTTGGCGCTACGTCCATTAATTATGATTTCTTCTGGGGATACAGCTCCAAATAGCCAACGGGTAGGTCTGACATCGTGAGGATCAACCACCTCGACTCGCATCCAGTCACGGGGTATGACGAAATCGTCATACAAGTGCGCCTCGCGCACTAGCTCCTTGTAGACCATGCCAGAGAGGTGCTTCCACTTGCCCTCCTCGCGGGCCTCGCGCTCGTCTTGGTCGGTGATGGTCTTGAGGTAGTTTTCGATACCTTCGCGGGGCATGAAGCCCATGACCTTGTGGCAGACTGGGCAGTAGTCCACAGGGCGGATGATTCCGGGGCGGATGCGGTCAGGGTGGTTGCGCTCGATGGTTACATTACAGTCGCGGCACCAGTCCTGACAGTTTTCCCAGGTGGAGCAGCGGAAGATAGCTATTTCTGGGTCATCGCCATCATTATTGAAGGCGTTGAGCGAGAAGATGTCATAGATGTAGGGTTCCTTCAGCGGGGTCATCGTGAACCACGATGGGGCGTTGGTGGCCATCTTGCCGCGCTGGGCCGCGTTGAGGACGGGGCGGGGTGGCGGTTCATCCCAGTGCATCCAGTCGAAGATTAAGCCTTCGTAGCTCTCGGCAGGCTGTACATACGACCTGAAGTGGATGGTTGAGCCACAGCGATTGCCCATGTAGTCGTAAGTGAGCGTGACGGATTTTGGGGCACCATCGCTGTAGCGTGTCCACTCGGGTTCGCAATGCGCGGGGATGAATTCACGGAACAAAGGTTCGATACGTTGGGCTAGAGTCTGACCGGCTACCTCACAACCAACCATACCTACGTTGGGAACTTTAATGCGGATTTTATAGTCTGGGTCATCCTTCTTGAGCCACGGGCGGAAGCCGAAAGCGTGGGCTAAGTCCTCAGCTACACCAATAACCGTCTTGCCACTGTTGTGATTCACCAGCCCACCCGCATAGTAGTTGTGATAAACGGGCACGGTGAAGTCAAAAACTTCTTGACTGGGAACCAACTCGATTGATACAATCTGCTTCCCAGTTTCAGGAGGACGGCATGAAGGCTCGACACTATCTAACCCAAAACGATCTGGAACGTATCCGGCACCTGATTGAAGTTGAGTGCCTTCAACAGTGGAAAGTTGCAGAGGCGATAGGGGTTCATACAACAACCATCGAGAAAGCGGTAAAGCGACTCGGTCTAAGAACGCAGCCGACCGGCTCCAGAAAGGGTGCAGGACACACGAACTGGAATGGTGGTCGTACAAAGCACAAGGGTTACTGGTATGTTTATTGTCCAGAGCATCCCTTTGCAATATGGAATCATAAGTACGTTGCAGAGCACCGCCTAGTGATGGAGGAGAAGCTACAGCGGTATCTAATGCCTGGTGAGGTAGTTCATCACATAGACGCTGATCGGGAAAATAACAACCCAGATAATCTAATGCTGTTTGGGTCAAATGCACAACACCTGAAGCATGAACTGACAGGCCGTGTACCGAAGTGGACTCCGGCTGGTAGGAAGAGAACACTGGATGGGGCTGAGCGATGGAGACAAGCTCGGAAACAGAATGGTAATGGCCATCATCACACAGTATTAGATGATCCGAACTTGCCTCAATCCATTGACCATCCAACATAGTAATACGGTAGCACTTATCCGCTACCCCTTTAGAGAATACTGGATGGGCTTCAGCAACTACAGTCTCCCTACCATTCCATGAATATACAAAGAATGGTTTGGCCCACTTAAATAGCTCCCGTACCTTAACAGGCCCAAAGTATGTCTCAACTAATGTGCCTCCAGTAAGGCACTGGTTACCAGCCTCGAAGATGCGCGTGCGCGGCATCCGGCCCTTGGAGTTCTTAATGCGCACAAACTCCTCCTGCTTGCAGTTCATCTGGAGGAATTGGAGCTTAAGGGCTTTCTCGGTAGCTTCAGCAACCAAAGCGATAGTTGATGGGTCTTTAGGATCGTAGCCGTTGAGAATTTCAGCGATAGCTTGGGTAGAAGCGTTCGGGGGTGGAACCGTGGGGCGGGCTGTGCTTCTACGCTTCGGCATCTATCCTCTGAACCACACTACAAACCACAATAATAGCTACTCTTCATTGTACATGGGCCAGTACAGCAACAATCACGATGAACACTACCAGCAGCGCAAAGGATGCCAGCACCCCCAGTTCACACGCGCGATAGTTTGTGTGTAGTTTCACTAGGCGGTGTCCTCAATGTCAGCCTGAGAAGTAAGGTAGTGCTGAATGGTTCCCAGACTAACGTAACCATTCTCGGAGTTCAGAAACCCATCCATAAAATAGCTACCCTTTATACTCATGGAATAATGCGGAGTCCAGTCGGGGTGCTGCACCAGAAACAGCGCAATCTCCTCGATAGTCACCGGGGCTTCTCCCATTGCAGGTCAACCAGCTTGACATCGAGCGGCAGGAAGCAGGGCTTGTGCTGTTTGTACAGTCCATTCTCGTGCCCCGCCCAGAGCAGACATTGCTCCTTTACCACCACGTTATTATCGTTACGAAAGGTAGTCACGTACTCGCACTGCTCAACAATGTAGGCCATAGTTACCTCGCTAGCCGGATGCCGGAACTACCCCACAAACCTAAGCAGCCACCAACTCTGGGAATGCCCGTTCGAGTTGGGGGTATCGTATACCTACTCGGGTTCCTTTTACTACCAATAATGCTGGCAATGGTGCTTGAGCTAGTCCTTTTTGCAGGAAAATTGTATGTGTGCGTTGATACGTCGCAACCCCACCCCCTACGCTATGGGGGGTATGGGGTAGGCAAAAGTAATTCTTAATGACCTGGGTTCCCAGCGGGAGGGAATTACAAACCATCCGGCGCAGCGTCGGCGCATCCTTATTATAGTGTGCTCTCATTCGCTCGATCCTTCCATAGTCTGAGGATAGTCTGGAGATAGTTGCCGGGGT